TGTTTATAATTAAACGTTTTAATTCACCTGTTGCTAATCTATTAAATTTATCTGCTATGGTCGAATGATGGGACCCCTCTATAAAATCTGGCCACATATGTTTTACAAAAGATAAAAAATCCGTACGGACTTTCTTCAATTGTTTTGCTTTACTTCGTTGAATAATCTGTATCTTTAACTTCCTTCTTTCAACAGGATCTTCAATTTTATTTATTTGTTCTACTGTTAGCATACGTTTCAATATGGGTGGTAAAGTATTATACACGTAAAGCTGAGTAAAACAAACACTAAAGGGTAGACTTGGGACCCCTATAAATTAAGGGGGGAATCGATTAAAAGCAAACAGTTCGAGTTTGGATATAGTTCCTTTAGGGTCCCCTCTTAGGGTGGGTCCCGCCCACATGCTCTTCTCTAAATACAACCTGAAGAGGTATGCAGTATCTGCATAGGGTAATGTAGGATAGGGTATGCAAGAACTGCAATGCTGTTTATGCATACCCCTTTGTCCCTTAACGAACTCTATTTATTATCCTCATTGGATAACTTGTAGTCAATATCATTAGCCAAGTTCTTTGCTATGTTGACAATGTATTTGTGTCTGGTGCTCACACTACCATTAGTTTCCAAACCAATGTGTTGTGTTAGAACATGTCTAACGTCAGCTACCGTACATTCCTTGCCACCTTTTTTCATAAAGGTGTCACCATGAACTGTGTCAGCAAATTGCATTCTAAATATTATCTCTTCGATATTATCTTCCATGACCTTGCTCATATGCACGTACATTAATAACCAACCAACACTTTCCGCGGTTCTTCTTGATGCGTCTTTATCTTCTTGAGCATGAGACTCAAAACCAAAGTCATTGGTCTCTCTGTTGAAATGTCCAAGCTTTGTAAAGTTCATATTGTATGTCATCGTATTCCTTTCGTTAAGTTAATAATGAAGTATCTCATAATATCCTATATACGTCAACCCACTAAATTAATTAATATGACCTTTTAGTGCCTGTGGATAACTTTGGCACAAGATGTAGTATTTTTTTTTAGGGTGGGTCCCGCCCACATGCTCTTATCTATTTTTCTCGCTCTGGTTGTACACGTACCGAGGGCATAAATTCTCGGTACGTGGTTATAGCTTAACGACTATTCTTTAAACTGAAATTCTAATTGCTTCCCCCTATTGAAACTTTTTTCAAGTCTCTTGCTGTTTTGAAAATCAATAGCTTCATTGGTTCCTTTGATACCGAGATAAGCCATGACACCACAAATGGCTATGCCTAAGGCATAGCCGATTGTAATCAGTTTTAAGATACTATCTTCCATTATTTTACAGCTAACTGTAATAAATGATTAGGTACAGGTAAATCAATATTAACTGTGCTCATCTCTTTTTGAAGAGTTGAAACCGTTGAATTGATATCACCCCCAGTGTGCAATATAATTTCACACGCTGACTTTTTATCTCTCAAGTTATTATAGACCTTATGATTATCCTTAATGAATTTATAAGCTTCATCATAACAAGCACTATCTAACTTTTCTTCAAAGTAAGTTGCGCCGTCTTCTCTAGCGTCGTAGCCGTCGAATGATCTTTCCCATCCACGCGCCTTAGACATTCTCTCAAGCTTTGATTGTATCTTAGTCATTTGATCTCGGACATCGGACAGTAATTTATTTTCAGTTGATATCTTACTCAAAATAAAAGCTTTATATTTATCATCAGCTATTTTTAGCTTTTTAAGATCACCATCAACGCCACATTGTTTAGCCATTGTAGGTGATTTCTTATCAGCTAGTTTTTGCGCTTCACTTGTGATTTCAGTCTCAAGTGCTTGTCTCTTATCATAAAACTTGTCTTCAATAATTTTATTAAAGAAATCAAGTTCGTTGCTTCTTATTGGTTTCATGTCGTATTCCTTTTGTTAATTGTTAAGTTATATCTCTTATAGGTTATTATAGGATAATGTAAATAACTAATTTGAGGTTTTAGTGCCTGTGGATAACTTAGACACAATATATAGTGGTCCATTTTTTTATTTTTTTTGGGTGGGTCCCGCCCACATGCTCTTCTCTCTTCAATGGGTGGGTCCCGCCCACACGCTCTTCTCTGAGGTGCGACACTATAGTACTTGATTACTATCCTATAATAACCTATAACTATTCTATCGCCCTTTTGGTCACTACGGCGATAAAAACTCAAGTGATCACGGGACTTGCACCGGAAAAAGCAAGTAGGATTAGAGCGGTATGGTGGAATTAAGTACACCCCGCTCCTGATCCTTGGTCTAATTGGTGTTGGTTGCTAGCAGTAGGAATATTAAATCTACAAGAGCCAGATATTCTATCAATTAGACTTAGGATCGGAGTACCGATTGAGCAATGCGCTCGGACGTGGCGTGGGGATAGACTCCATTATCTTACCTGGGAATGGGAGGCACCAGGGTATCACCCACCAAGTCTTTTTTTTCAAGCGCTTCCCCCCCCCGGGTGGGTCCCGCCCACAAGCACCTCTCACAAAAAACAAGGGTGGGTCCCGCCCACAAGCTCTTCTCTGTAATATATACCACCATCCCCAGCCGCCGTCCAAGTGTAAAGGATATTGTAGGAGGTGTCAAGAAGTTTATTTCTTTTTATTTTGACCGAGGATCTTGTATTATGTCCCTTAATATCCTATATGTATTTTATAACTTAACTACGAAAGGAAAAAATATGAGTCACTTTTATGGAGTCATTTCAGACTCTGCCAGAAAAACACAACCCACGGCTCGAGCACATCACGGTTTGACCGTGGAGGCTCAAAGCTTCCAGGGTAAGATTGTAACTACCTTGAGCAGAGAAAAAGACGGCGACGGCCATTGGGTTGATAGTTATGAGATCTGGAGAAGACCTCACCAGGGTTCAGGTGGCGAACGTGTGCTGCTGGCTAAGGGTAGAATTGATCAACCCTTGGTTGATGTGAGTGCGGACGGTCGTGAGTTTGTCAGAGAAAGTCTTTCGGATCTCAGAGAACCGAATGATATTTCGGGAGATCTCTGGAAATAAGAATCCCAAAAGGATAGAGGGCTGGAAGTATTCCTCCAGCCCTCAAGCAACATGAAAGAAGGAAAATATGAAAATAAAAGAGTTGATTGAAAAACTAAAAAAACTAGAAAAAACTGAAAGCGGCGAAGTATCTTTTAAAATTATAACTAGAGGTGGTAAAAAAATATCTTATTCGGGAGAGGGTGATATTTTAACGGAAGTAAATTTATTTTCTTGTGAAAATGCAGATGAGGTATTTACAGAGATTATTTTTGAAAAGTGAAAAGAAAAAAAGGGTGGGTCCCGCCCACAAGCACGCACCATAGTCCACAGGCCACAAGCCGTGTTCCACGTGAAAAAAAAAAATAAGGGTGGGTCCCGCCCACATGCTCCTCTCTGTCCGCGACACTTTGTCCGTTGACCTTGGATCTAGGATATTGTAGGATGTTAGATTTTTTTTAAGAATTTGAAGATTTTATCGAGGCCCGTGGCTATGGGTTCAGCAGAACCGGCCACCAGTTCTTCTATTTGGTGTCCCTCATAAAGTTTTATGGCTAAAGGACCGAGGGCCTTTTGCATGATGAAACTATTGTGCGGATGTCGAATATGGAAGCCAATTTGGTGTGGAGAGAAACGAATTTTTTTAGCCTTAGTTAACTTTAATTCGATAGTGAAAAAGTGGCCAGAATTATTATACACCAATAGATCAGGAGTCCCGTGTGCAGCACTATTTTCCACGCGTGTAAATGATAATTCGCAATTATTTTTAATGTTGAACGCCTTAATTTCATGCCAGAATTTAGTCTCACCTTTGATCATTTTTTAAGCTAAGTGAGGTGTATTAAAGCTAATCAATTTTACCGATAACTTCACCCATATTCCATTTGGATTTATAGGTAGTTAGGACCAATCTATGAGTCTCCCGCACTCCTAACAGTTTGTTTTCCATCAATTTAATATTTTTGATGTCATACATTTGACCGTCCGGCATGCAGATTTGAACTCTTGCTTCCTGAGCAACTGGAGATTTAAAAAACTTATCCAGCGCCATTCTAAACATCTTTCCTGTAACCATTGTAGCTTGAATATATACCAAAAATATATTATATTGCAAGTATGGGTTTACCAAAAAGACTTACAGAAAAACAAATTAAATTTGCTAACTTAGTGGTCTCGGAAGAGGGCAGGAAAACAAATACTGAGTGTGCAGTAGAAGCAGGATATGAAGAGAACTCAGCTTATGTATCGGCTAGCAAATTACAGAACCCTTTACTCTACCCTCTAGTCACTCAATACATAGGAAGACTCAGAGCAGAGAAGATGAAAAAGTATGATATTACCTATGAAAAACATTTAGCAGAACTGGGTAAGATTAGAGATGAAGCTAGAGAACATAAAGCCTGGAGTGCTGCAGGTAATATGGAAATAGCTAGAGGTAAAGCTGGTGGCTTCCAAAGTAATACCAACCTACACCTACATAAAAATTTAGATAACACAGATGAAACAGAATTGGATAAGATGTTAGAGCAAGCTTTAAAGAATTATAAACCTATTTTTGATGGCAACGCCGAAGTAGTTGAAGTTGAAGCCGAAGAGATTAAAGAGTAATTTTCTTAATAGATTGTATTACTGCAGTAGGAATTATACAAGTGTTACCTATTGTTTCAAACGTAGGCTTATCTTTATTTAAAATATAATCAGTAAATATTCTAGTGATTCCTTTACTTTGACTAAGTAAGTAACCTTTTGATACACATACTGGCAACTCTTCTTTTTTTAAATCTTTAGTATTACTCCAGCCGGCATCGCCTTCGATATCCAACCATTGTATCTCTACAAATGGATAGGCAGATATATCATTGCCCAAAGCTTTGGTGTTGAGAGGAATAGTTTTTTTATTTTTAGTTCTCTTTTTTTTCATAATCTCACTATATCACGTATAGGTTTTTTCTCTAGGCAACTTTTTTATTAAAAAACATTTCTTATGCGCGCGTACGGGTTTGCTAGAAGTGTTGGTATCAGCTGATTATTGTATTTTGTAACCACTGTAACCACATTGTAACACGATTTTGTTACAAAATTATCGTCTATTAGTGTTGGTATTAGTGAATAATAGTGTTTTAAAACCAATTGT